CACGTAAGCTGCGTATGTCCAACATTGGCAGGGACGATAGGTACCTCTGGAACCACTACAATAACGTAGGGCCAAAGGAACCAATGCAGCCAAATAACTTAGTCAAGTTCCTGTACGGGCATTTGATTGAGGAAATGCTGTTGCTATTAGTCAGGCTGTCAGGCCACACTGTTAGCCATGAGCAAGCCCAAGCTGAAGTGGAAGGCATTGTGGGGAGTATGGACTGTAAGATTGATGGAGTGCTTACGGATGTTAAATCAACCAGTAGTTTTGGATTTAAGAAGTTCAAGGACGCTACGCTGGCTTTTGATGATCCTTTTGGTTATATAGACCAGATCAAAGGATACGCTAAGTCTGAAGGTGACACAGAGGTAGGCTGGCTTGCAATGGACAAGCAAAACGGACACCTCGCCTTCCTAAAGTATGACCTAGAGGACACACAGGCACCAGTGTATGAAGTCTTGAAGGAAGACATTGTAGAACGTATCAAGCACGTAAAGGCGGTTGTACAGCAACCAGAGCCACCTGAGTTTTGTAATGACCCTGTTCCTGATGGTAAGTCAGGTAACATGAAGCTACCAATAGGTTGCTCCTACTGTCACTTCAAGCGTTCTTGCTATCCAGACTTACGCACATTCCTGTACTCTACAGGCCCACGGTTCTTGACGGAGGTAGCCAATGAGCCTAAAGTCCAAGAGATCACGTAAAGGGAGTATTTACAGGTCAGGGCTAGAGGCTTCATTTGCAGCCATAGCACCAAAGCGTAAGTTTAAGTATGAACCATTTGATGTCCCTTACACTATGCACAGGAAGTACAAACCAGACTTCGTACATACGCGCACAGGGATACTCTTGGAACTAAAGGGCTTCTTCAGGACAGGCGATACAATGAAGTACAAAGCCATCAGGGACTGTACAGACACAGAACTGATCTTTGTACTATCAGATCCTAACAAGAAGCTACGCAAGGGCGCTAAGATGACAATGGGGCAGTGGTGCGAGAAGGAAGGATTTAAGCACTACACATTAAATGACTTTGACAAGTTGATGAAATATGTTGACTCACAATAAATACAGTTTAACCGTGGATGAGATTAAGGAAAGAGTTTTGCAACGCTATGACCCTGATGACCTGATAGAATCCCTCGACATATCTAGTGAAGAAATACTAGACAGGTTTGAAGATAAACTAATAGCACGATTAGAACAATTTGAGGAAGAACTACAAGATGACACAAGACCAGACACAGACGAAGAAGATGAGTATTGATGATGAAAGCCCAGACGCATGGACTAGAATCAACAAGAAGTACAAGTACCAAGTGCACTGGGGCGAGGAAGAAGAAGACAATGCGCCCAACGAACACCCTGTTTTTGGTGACGCCAATATGGTGGACAACCCGCCCCACTACAACAACGGCAGTATAGAGTGCATAGAAGCTATAGAGGCAATGCTAAACAAAGACGAATACATTGGCTATTTACGTGGAAATGCGTTAAAATATAGGTGGCGGTTTAGGTACAAAAATAAGCCCTTTGAAGACCTACGCAAAGCACGCTGGTACGAAGATAGATTAATGAAGTTTTTGTTGGACAATCAAGATGCAGTATAAGACAGGCACTCAAGATTACCTTGGGATTACTATAGACTACGAAAGAGAGAAAGACCTAAATGACTTCTCTCTGAATACGCTGAAGGACAGGTACTTCTGGCAAGACGAGACATATGCACAGGAAGCCTTTGCACGCGCCTCTGTGTACAGTGCTACCTATCAGGGTGTTACTGACTTTAATCTAGCACAGCGCCTGTATGACTATGCCAGTAAAAGCTGGTTCATGTTCAGCACACCAATACTAAGCAATGGAGGAACAACTCGTGGCTTACCTATTAGCTGCTTTCTTAATTTTGTGCCTGATTCCAGAGGTGGTTTATCAGCTCACTATGATGAAAACATTTGGCTCACTTCCAGCGGGGGCGGTCTGGGTGGGTACTGGGGTGCTGTTCGCAGTAACGGCGTGGCTACTTCTAACGGGAGCCAATCAACTGGGAGTATCCCTTTTATGCATGTAGTTGACAGTCAGATGCTGGCTTTCAACCAAGGAGTAACAAGGAGAGGTGCTTATGCGGCGTATATGGACATCAGCCACCCAGAAATTGAAGAATTTATTGCTATGCGAAAGACTACTGGTGGGGATCTTAACCGTAAGTGTCTTAATCTACATAACGGCGTTAATATTTCTGATGACTTTCTTTATTCAGTAGAGCATGACTTGCCATGGCGTCTGATTGATCCTAAGTCAAAGCAGGCAATCAAAACAGTCCCAGCGCGGGACTTATGGTGGCAGCTAATACACACCAGAGCAGAGACAGGTGAGCCGTACATTGTCAACACAGACCGCTGTAATGAGTATCTACCACAGGAGCAGAAGGACTTAGGACTGAGTGTACGGCAGAGTAACCTATGCTCTGAGATTACCTTGCCAACAAACGAGGAACGTACAGCAGTTTGCTGCTTGTCAAGCGTTAACTTAGAATACTTTAGTGAGTGGCATGAAAATGAAAAATTTATACCTGATCTAATTACTATGCTGGACAATACACTACAGCATTTTATTGATAATGCAGTAGACGAATATCCACACAAACCTGTGGATACACTAGAGGAGTTTATGGGGTATGTGGGAGAAAGTAAACAAGGCTTTGCAAGAGCCGCTTATAGCGCATATAGAGAGAGGGCGGTCGGCCTTGGTGCAATGGGTTTTCATAGTTATCTTCAACGTAATGGACTCCCTTTCGCGGGAGTTTACGCTGCATCATTTAATCATAGAGCCTTCAAGCTCATCAAGGAAAGAGCGTTGGACGCTAGTAAAGTTTTGGGTAGAGATCGTGGGGAAGCTCCTGATATGGTCGGCAGTGGTCGCCGTAACTCACATCTCCTTGCTATTGCTCCTAATGCCAGCAGCAGTATTATATGTGGTGGAACTAGTCCTTCGATTGAGCCTTCGCGTGCTAACATTTTTACGCACAAGACTTTGAGCGGCAGCTACCGTGTAAAGAATAAATACTTAGAGAAACTACTGGAGGAAAAAGGCCTAAACAATGAAGAAACATGGAAAACTATTTCTGCTGCTGAAGGCTCTGTTGCAGGGCTTACGGCGCTATCTGAAGAAGAAAGAGATACCTTTAAGACCGCGCCTGAGATCAATCAGATATGGGTCATAGAACACGCCTACCAGCGTCAGCCCTATGTGTGTCAGTCTCAGTCAGTCAATACATTCTTTGAGCCACCACCGTCCAATGCGTCACAGGAGACACATGACGAGTACCTAGAGTACGTCAACAATGTACACTGGGTAGGTGCAAACAAGTTGAAGTCTATGTACTACTACCGCACCACAGCGGCACGTAATGCAGAGAATGTCAACGTAAAGATACCAAGAATAAACCTAGAAGACGGGGAGTGCCTAAGCTGTGAAGGTTAAATTATTACTAGCAACATTACTACTAACTGGCTGTGCTTCTGATGGGACACAGCGAAGCAAGTGGGACTACTACAAGCCTGAGAATGTAAAGTGTAACTCTTATGAGATGAAACTTTGTAGACAGTTTGGCGCACATTTGATATGCGAATGTAAAAAAAGAAGGGACTTTAGGTCTTACGTATGACAAAATATAATTCAGTATTTATCTCTGATTTACATTTAGGGTCTAAACACTGTCAATCAGACAAACTCTTAGAGTTTATAAAAACTTTAGAAACTAATAATCTTTTTCTTGTTGGGGATATAATAGATGGCTGGAGATTGTCTAAGAAATGGTACTGGCCTAAAGAACACTCTAAAATAATAAAAGAGATATTAAAAAAAGATATTCCTGTGACGTACATACCGGGCAATCACGACGAGTTTCTACGCTCTTTTGGCAAGTTTGAAGCAGGGAATATAAAACTTCTAAATCAATGCTCGTATACAGCCATAAATGGAGAAAAGTATCTTGTAACACATGGCGACATTTTTGATTATTTAATGAGGTCTAAGTTTGGTAGATGGGTGATGTACATAGGAGATAAAGCCTATGATTTTCTTATATATCTCAATGCTATTATGAACAGTTACAGGCGTTGGAGAAATAAACCAAGATGGTCTTTATCTAAATATCTAAAAAAGAAAGCAAAAGCCGCTGCTAGTTTTGTTGGTAATTATGAAGATGAAATGATAAACTATTGTGGAAGGAAAGGATATAATGGTATAATATGCGGCCATATCCATACGCCAAACATAAAAAATTTGAACAATATAACTTACATGAATACTGGTGATTGGTGTGAAAACTGTTCAGCGTTAGTAGAAAACATAGAAGGGAAATGGGAGATTATTTATGCTGGAAATTAAAAGCCCTGACAAAACGCATCCCATATATGATTGCTTGTATTATATATGGGAAGAAAACTTACTGACTTCCTATGAAGATTGGATCAAATACTATGAGGAACAAGAACATGAGCAACAGGCTGTACAGCGCACTACGAGCCAGATACAAAGCGCAAATAATTGAAGCTGAAGCGGACGCACTTAACTTCTTTGAGAACCCTGTAGCTGTCGCTGAACATCCACACATGGTTGACACCATGGACATACTAATAGCGAAGCTGTCGGAAGCTGAAGACAAACTAGAGACACTAGAACTGAATTTTGGAGAACACTACGGATGAGCCTATTAGATACTAGAGATTACTACAAACCTTTTGACCATCCTTGGATGTTTGACTACTACTCACAGCAGAATCAGATGCAC